AGAGATTTAAAACAATCTATTACAAACGTAATATCTAATGGAACAGAAGATGAGAAAACAAGATTAAAAAATGCATTAGAAGAAAATGGAATTGATTTAGTTAGTGATAATAATGTAGATGATATTGCTTATACGGTTACCAGAGAAGTTCAAAGAGACTTTGGTAGAGCAAGAAAAAATAATGTACCGTTTCCCATTAAAACAACGTTTATAAATAATGCAGAATCTTTAGTAAGAAATTTAGATCCGCAGATGAAAGAAGCTCCTACTGCTGGAGGTTTAAAGAAAAATTTAAGATACTTAATGAGCGAAGCTACTAGTAGATATAATAGAAAAACAAATAGACCTATAACTGTGGCTGACGCTCAAGCTGTATTTTGGTATGCAGAAAAAAGATATTTTATGAGCATAGGTGTTAGGCCCGGTGTTGGATCTGACAACGATTATGTAGACGCAGCAATAGATTTTTTAAGAAAGAGAGGAATAGATGACGAAACCATTGGACAAACACTCCCCGCAGCAGAGAGAAACAGACTCGCTGATAAATCAGATACCAGAGGAGAGTCTATTAGAACTACTGGAGAGCCTGAACAAAATTTCGGACACGAAAAGCGAGAGTATACCCCAGAAGAATTAAATGAACATGATTTTTTGAGTGAGTCTTCAGATGAAGAAGTCAAGATTATTGAAGACACTATTGAAGATCAAAAGTTTAGCTTATTATCTATACCAGAAGAATTAAAAAGCAATATATATGCTAATGAAGGTAATGCAAAAAAATATATTTATGGAATGATTAAAGCTAGAGGAAGAACTATACCAGTTCTTCATGTTACTGGAGATCATGCTAAGTTAGGTCCAAATGATTATACAGGATATGGACAAGAACATATAGATGCTATTAGAGATGAAACTGGGAAAAGTCATACTCAAGAGCTTTTAGAAATATTTAAATATAAAAATGTAAAAAGATTGCTGTATGATAATCTTGCAAAAGCATTTTATCAACAAACCAAAGGTCAGAATAATGGATTTAATCTTGTTGATACACCAAGCACAGGAATAAGATTAGAGTTTAATAAGACACCA